TCACAGCTTTTGTGTCTTTTTCGCCTGTAGAGTGAACAAGGACTCAAACTTATCAGCTGCAGCCTGGTCAGCGGAACGTAGAGCATGGCCGTAAATGTTCATCGTAGTGGTAATGTTGCTATGTCCCAACCGCTCCGAAATAATCTTGGCATGCACTCCCTGGTTAATTAAAAGTGTAGCCGATGTGTGGCGTAGGTCATGGAATCGAATATACCGGAAACCATTCTTTTTGACGAAACCACGGAACCATAGATATGGCCGTTCATGATGGAATGGCTTACCATCTGGATGGGCGAATACAAAAAAACGGTCTCCGCCTTGCCACAGATCGCCCATGATGCCAATTTGCTCGTGAATATGCTTTTTGTACTCTCTCAGCTCCGCCAGAACAGAGGGAGGGACAGCCACTTTACGTTTGGAGCTTCTTGTTTTCGGTTCTTTTACGATAACTTCTCCTTTCAATGACAATGCGAGCGTTTGCTCTACGTCAATAACGCCGCTTTCTAAGTCAATGTGCCTCCACTCAAGGCCAAGTAACTCACCTCGCCGAAGTCCAGTGGTAAGCGCAAGAGTAATCATAATTCTCCAGTGGAACGGTTCCGACTGCAGCGCTTGCAGTAGTGCTTGTACTTCCTGTTCATCGTAAGGAATGACCTTTTTGTATTCGACCTTTGGTTTCTGCACATTGTCCGCGGGGTTACTGTTAATTATTTGCCACTCAACAGCCCGTTTCAGTACGTTTTTCAAAACTCGAAGGTGATATTCGATTGATCCGGTGGAGAGCTTGCCTTCTTGTCGGTCCTGTCGACCGCCATCCTTGCTGATCTGTTGAATGAAATCAACAATGTGCATAGGTTTGATATCTTCAAGGCGCAAATGCCCCAAGCTAGGCAGTATTCGGGTATCTAGGCACCTCAAATAGAGATTCAAGGTCTTTCGTGCCAAATGGTCTGGTGCATATTTTTCCTGCCATTCACTAACGAATGCTGCCAAGGTCATTTTTTGAGGAGAAATGTAAGCGCCGGCTTCTACTTCCTGCCGAAACTTTGCGTACTCGCTTTCGGCCTCGCGTTTTGTTCGACATTTGACTGTCTTAGTCGCTCGCTTGTACTTTCCATCGGCACCTCTTCCTAAGCTGACTGTAAGTAGCCACGAATCAGATCCCCGTTTTTGGATATTCGCCATGATCGCTACTCCTTTCTTTTAACTCTAACCAGTGCAACGGTCCGTAACTTTAGATTTTCGCCTTTAGAAAGAATGATCAAATTCCCTATGGGCAAGGTTTTAGCAATTGATAGGGACACAGGGACATGCTCAGGCACGCTAACAGGGACACTGAAAAACGCTCAAAACCATTGATATTACTGTATTTATAATATAGTGTCCCTAATGTCCCTATAATTTTATATATAAGAGTAAAAGCAGTGATATATAGGATAATTGAGAATGGATTGAGAAAATATATAGTTATCCATATGAGTTTTTGCTCAGGGACACGTGCACAGCAGGGACAAGCATCCGTTAAACCGTTGGTATTACTGAGTTTGTGGTGTGCCTGTTTAATGTGCCTGTAATCTTTTATGCGGTGTCCCTGAGATAACGAAAGTGTGAAAATGGATCTCCTAGGAGGCCCTTTAATGGCGGACTGTTGCCTTTTTGGATATTCATTCGAGTATTACTTTTTGTCACGAAATGACCAGGCAAGCATATCCAGAACGTGTTGCCGTTCCTCTTTGGTGAGTAGGTGCCCATTGTAGGTTAGACCTTCTTCTTGAAGGATGAGCAACAATTCCCCTTTGCGTCGATCCGCCTTTTCCTTAATTGCCGAAAACCTCATTCTGCCCTCTTCCGTAAAAATCATCAGGGCATCAAGCACTTTAAAGTAATTTTCGTTCTCCGAATAAAAGCCGTCTCCGTTATCAATGTCTTCAGCGATCCTCTTAGGAAGCTCCTCGATCAAACCTTCCATTGTCTCCAAAAAGTCTTCTGGTGCGACTGGCAACCGATACTTTTCAATCCGGTCTGATAAATGTTCCTTTGCCTCGGGCTTAAAATCCCCTTCAAACAACAATTCCCGCCGAGCTGCCTTTAGATTTTCTCTCGACTTTTCGCTTATATCCAAGAGCGCTGACCTGTTTTTTTCTATATAAACATCTGTGGTGTAACCGGCTTCCTCGAACAATTTTAAATGTGATACTCCAAGGGTTCCCGCTAATGTTGTGAGAGTTTCTTTTTGGGGCTTTTGCGTCCCGTCTTCGATTCTGGACAATGTGGCTTGCGATATACCGGATTCCTTGGCTAATTCCTTCTGTGATTTAAAACCAGCCGCTCTCCTTAGTCTCCGGAAGTAATCGCCGAAAGTCTCCTCATAGTGCCTTTCTAACAAACAAAACACCACCTTCATTTGCAATCAGTTAGATAGAGTATAACCACAAAATGCTTCATACGCAATTATATACGCATAAATTTGACATAGAATATATATGCGTGTTACCATAAAGTAGAAGCGAATATATATACGTGCTGGGAGGGGTCAAATGAAAGTTAAAGTGAAGGATCTCTATCGGTTGAACGAACTGATCATTATTCGGGGGATGAATAAGGCGGAATTTGCCAAGGCAATTGATTTATCTCCCACTATGACCGTTCAGATCACAAAGGGGGACAGGTCACCAAGTCCAAAGGCTGCCAAGCGAATAGTCGAGGTTCTGCAATGCGAATGGCATGACGTCTTTGAAGTCGTTAATGAACAAACTTCTTCAAGGGTAGCGTTAGCTAGGTAAGGGGGGCGGCATGATGGGGAAAATTGCACTGGAAAAGATTACACTGACTGTCGCTGAAGCAGCTGACCTGACCGGACTATCCAAGGCGTTTATTTATCGGCTGGTAGCCCGAGGAGAGATACCAAATAAGAAAGTGGGCCGCCTGATCCTTTTTCATCGTCCGACGATTGAAGCGTGGTTGCGTGGGGAGGAGTAATTCCCGTGAAAGCTACATTGATGGAACTTATTAAAGATCGTCTAACGATTGAAGAAGCGTGCGAAATGGCAGGCATCCAATTGGGGAAAGGTCGTGGAAATACACGGACAGCTCGTTGCCCTCTTCATGATGATGCAAGTCCATCATTCATCATCTACTTAGACAGCAATCGTTGGCGTTGCTTTAGTGGATGTGGGCACGGCGATGCGATTGACCTTCTTTCTCGGGTTTACGACATACCAATAAGTCAGACGCTTCATCGTATTGCGAATGATTTGGGGATTACGACATCAGAACAACAAGAGAGCGATCGGCAGAAACAACGGATCGAAAAGCAGCGGCAAGAGCGACAAAAAGCACAGGCTGATAAAGAGTTTGAATCGGCTGTCACGAAAGCAGTCCATTTCCTCAAATCCTTATCAGACGAATTGGACAAGCCAATACGTGCTTGCACAACGCCGTGGCAGGTCGAGAAATATGCCGATTACATACACCTAACGGCAAAGATAGAGCGCATTTTGGATGACTTGGTAAGCGGCGAACGTCAAATACGCGAAAACGGTCTTCTGGCGGCGAGGAGGGTACTGTTTATTGTCAAAGAGGCTAGAGGAAAACAACGTGACATCGATAAAACAAAAACTGCATAAAGCACTCCAAAAAAACAATCGTGGTCGCGTTTTGCAAAACGCCGCAAACATAATGTTTGTCCTGGACCACGACCCTGATCTAGCTGGATTTGCATATGACGAGTTCGCTGGCCGTGTACGAGTTACGGGGAAGTTGCCGTGGCGAGAAGTGGGGGATATGTCCGACTGGTCCAATCACGACTTTTCAATGTTGGCACTTTATCTTGACCGAACCTTTGATATTGTCAAGCAATCGATCATCGAAAACGGATGGACATATGCAGCTCGAAAACGGACATTTCACCCAGTTAAACAGTATTTGTCCTCTCTGAAGTGGGATGGAGTGAAACGAGCTGAAACCCTGTTGATTGACTATCTAGGGGCACCCGACACGCCGTATGTAAGAGCAATAACTCGGAAGACTCTTGCTGCAGCTGTTGCTAGAATCATGTGTCCAGGCATTAAATTTGACACTGTTCTTGTTCTTTACGGCTCTCAGGGGGTTGGTAAAAGCTGGCTGTTTAGGAAACTGGCAAAAGATTGGTTCACGGATTCTTTAACCAAGCTTGGCGGCAAAGAAGCTATGGAAACACTTCATGGAAAATGGATCATCGAACTTTCTGAGTTAGCATCCATGAAGAGATCAGAAATTGAGGAAGCAAAAATGTTTATCTCCTCGCCAGAAGATCATTACAGACCATCGTATGGGCGAATCGCCGAAACGTTCAAACGACAGTGCATATTTGTTGGAAGTACAAACCAACGAGACTTCCTTACAGACAAAACCGGGAATAGGCGTTTCTTACCTGTAGAAGTTTCAGCGGAGAGGCGAAAATTTTTGATTGCGGAACTTACAGAAGATGTGGTCGACAAAGTTTGGTCTGAAGTAATGACGTTTTGGGAATCTGAGCCTTTGTTCTTGGATGGGGAAATGTTGCAAATTGCCGAAAATGAACGGAGCAGCTTCACTGAGGATGATCCGCTCAGCGGGAAGATTGAAGAGTTTCTAAGCCTAAAACTGCCGGCTGATTGGGAAAGTTATGACGTTTGGAAGCGAGTACGATTCTTTGAAGAAGGCGGAATCGCTGAGAATGGCTCTCCTGGAACAGTTACACGCGAAAAGGTGTGTGCTATTGAAATCTGGCGAGAGATGCTTGGAGAGAGGAGAGACTTACCAGCTCATCGACGGAGGCAGATTACGAGCATTTTGGACAATATGCCAGGATGGCAGAGATACAAGGGATCCAAGGAAGGAAAATTGCGATTCGGCAGTCTTTACGGAAAACAAATAGCCTATGTTCGGAGTGATTCTGATGAGGCGAAACGGTGTTAGCTCAAAAAGAAAAAAGAGCTAACCCGTAGTTAGCCCTAAAAGTGTGTATCGACCAAAACAGGTGCGGTCGCATTCCGCATCTGAAAAAAACAATTCACTATGACCATTTTACTTTGGCAGTACGGCGCATTCAAGCAGGAAAAAAGGCCAACTAAGACGTTGGCCCATCTCCTCTGCATGTAAGATATCGAAAAAGTTGAAATGGAAGGACTGGTGTAATGCAAATTTCGCTATCTTATGTAAATTTTACCATAAAAGAACTGGAAACGCTAATGGGTAGCCTCACGATCCTGCTGGATACTCGGGAGCAATCAAACGGACACATTGTTCAGTACCTGGACTCGAAACAGATTCCCTACAGGCAAAACAAATTGGATACGGGGGATTACAGCTGTGTGATTCCGCAAAATGTTGAGCTGGGGATCGTACGGGACATGTACCTTCCAGTAGCAATAGAGAGAAAAAACAGCATCGATGAGCTGGCGCAGTCGATTAAGGAGGAAAGGTTTGAAAGCGAGCTGATCCGTTCGCAAAAACTGGCCCACTTCCATCTTGTTGTAGAAGACAGTTACGAGAACTTGATAATGGGGAATTATCGTAGCCAGTACAAGCCTAAGGCTCTTCTAGGGAGGCTGAAATCCTTCGAAACACGATATGGATTTTCTACAACTTTCATTCAGAAGAATTATGTCGGAAACTTCATCTTTCACCATCTGTATTATCTAGCTCGAAACAAACTCAAAGGTCATTAGTGTTTTTAAGGGATGGGTGGGTGGGGATATCAACGAAAGGAAGTGAAGAAATGTGGCTACTGTAACCGGAACATTAAAAATGTTCGATGCGATGAGTCGTCCGCTTCGGCAAATCACAAACAGCATGAATATGATGATCAAAACGATGGAGCAAATGCAATCCGCTACAGGAAAAAACATCAATGTTGATCGTACACTGGCGTTGGCTAAGAAACAATTACAGTCAGCAGAGGCAAGTATAGGCAGAGAAATTGAAAAGTCGACTAACCTACAGCAAAAGTTTAATCGATCTGTACAAGAAGGAGATCGGGGTATGTCGGGTATGATCAACTCCCTCAAAGGGATGGCGGCGGCATACCTGACCTTTGAAGGGGCGCGGGCATTATTCTCCAGCACGTTAGGAAAGGCGTTGGAGCGTCAACAGCTCGTTGATACGATGGCTGCACGTATGGGAAGCGCAGAGGCCGCTTTGAATGTATACGAGCGAATCAGAAAGCAAGCGTTAGCTGCAAATGAGGACGTGAACAAATCATTATCGAATGTACAGGCATTCATGTCCAATACGATGAACGCAGGGCAGCTTGAAGAATTGAACATGCTGGCGATGCGCCTATCAAAGTTGAATCCGGCAGAGGGGATCGAGGGCGCGGCTTTTGCAATGAAAGAGCTATTGTCTGGTGATTACACTTCCATTGTAGAGCGATTCAATATGGGACGTTCTCTTATTCAGAACAGCGCCGCTTTGAAAGCAGGCAAGATGGGGAACATGGAAGGATTCATCAAAGGGATGGACGAGCTTCTTGATAAGCAGCAAATGACGGAAGAATCATTCCGACGTATGTTGGATTCTCCTGCTTCCCGTTGGCAAAGAGTCGTGAACACCTTCAAGGACAATATGACACAAGCTGGACTTATGGGCATGAAGGCTTTCTCTCCAGTAATTGAGCTGATCAACAAGGGATTCGATTCGGGTAAATTTCAGAGCTTCTTCAGCGGATTGGGTGCAGGGATGCAAGTGTTCGCTTCGATAGTAGAAAGGATATCGACATTCATTTACGATCACCTAGACATTATCAAGCGACTATTAGTATCCATTGGTTTCGTCATAGCGGCGGTTACAACGCAATGGGCGGTAGGATGGGCGGTAGCAAACTGGCCGATTCTTGCGGTAATCGCGGCAATAACAACACTCCTATGGATTCTGGACAAGTTGGGCATTACAACGGATGAGGTTATAGGGTATGTGGCCGGTGCGTTTTATGGACTGGGGGCAGCTGTATCCAATCAATTAGCTTTCATGAACAATCAAATTGTGGCTTTTGCCGAATTCCTTGCGAACATCTTTAATCATCCCGTCTACGCAATCCAAAAACTGTTTTATGACATGGTGCGGAATGTGGTCGGCTATTTCGAGAGCATGATTAACACGATTGTGGATGGAATCAATACGACGATCGAACGCATAAACGCCATTTCAAAGGCATCAATCGCTGTGATCCCAAGGGTTGACCAGTCGTTTATCGATCAGTTCAAACCTGAAATGCCAACTGGTGCAACTGACTTATCGGCTTACCGATGGGATTACAAAAACATCGGTGAACAGATGAAAAACGGTTACTCTGCTGGTTTCAACCTTGCGAACAAATTTCAGAAGACGTTCGATAAAATGCAGGTGTTCTCCGTGGGACCTGGGATGAATGCAGCAGCTTCTTCAAATATCGCGAACATTGGGAAGGTTGGCGAGGTCGGAAAAATACGCGACAGCGTTGATATTTCGAGTGAGGATCTCAAGATAATGAGGGAATTGGCTGAGCAACGATGGATTCAAAACAACACGGTAACACTCACGCCAACCATCAGGATCGAGGGAACGACGATTACGAAAGAGGCAGATGCCGACACGATCATTGCACGTATCAACCAAGCACTAGAGGAACAAATCGCAAGCAGTGGGAGAGCAGTTTTGTCGGTCTAAGGCGAGGGGGAACTCAATATGGAACTAGCCTTTAAAACATATGTAGTCGCTGAGCATAACCCATTTGAACGGTTTCCTAAAGGCGTAATGGTAGCAGCAGAGGCGGACGAAGAAGGCATGTATACCGTACATGTCCAGCTCATAAACGGACTTGGCCTTTCGACACTGACCAAACACACCTTGGCGGAAGCGAATGAATTGGTTGGACGTTACTCGAAGGGGCTGGGGTATCCAGAGAATGCCTGGTACATCGATATACCAGCCCATGTATTGGAGCAGGATAATTTTTTCAATCGCAGGTTGAAACAAGAAATGCTTAAATCTAGGCAATATTTCAAACTTCACGGCATCAAACAAAGGAATAAATCCAGAGTGACAGGAGATGAGGATTATGGAAAATAACGACAAAGAAAAAGCCGGGGAAATGGTTGTAAACGCAATTCTTGAACAGGCGAGACATAACGCACAATTGGCAGAAGCTCGCGAAAACTATTTCAGTGACAAACTCGTAGACGACAGCGAAGCTAACTATTTTCAAACAAAATGGGGAGAGTGATTAGGATGAATAAAGAGTTGAAGGAATTTAAAGATACTGCTGCACAATTGAACGAACAGGTGAACAGTTTCCAGAGCGAATTGAGAGAAAAGCAGGAGAAAAAACGAGCGCTGGAACGGCAATACGAAACCATGCTAAGTGACGATAGCAGCTTGGCTGAAATCAACAAAGTGAGGCAAACGATTGCGAGTCTCGATTCAGACATCGAAATTTTGACCAATAAAATCGCTAAGCTTGAAAGTGCCAAGAAATCTAAGGTTGAACCGCTGCTCGAAGCAGCAAAGGAAGCATATGAAAGGGATCTTGCTTCTACCCATGAAAAACTACAACCGGTTTTCAAGGAGATTTTGGATTACCGAGTCAAAATGCTTGAGGCGCTTCAACGAGCGAGCGCTGATTATCAAGATATTGACGCTAAGTATTGGGATCTGCATAACGAACAAGTAAGGGCTGCTTCGGATCGTGCAAGATACAACCGTCTCGTTCGTTTCGATTTTAACAATGTTCTTTATGGCCAGCGAGATCATGCAGGAAGACCAACTGAACCAGGGCTACTTCCGGATAAAAACGAAATGATGATTGCTTTCTTTAAAGGCGAGTTGCCTGAATGGGTTCAGGAGTTTACAGACAAGCAGTAAAAGGAAATTTTCGTTCAGTAAGCTGATCGTCACCAGACGGACGAGAAGTCCCATATTAACGCTTTGACAGTAGCGCGGGGAACTTGTCCATAGAATCAATTGCAATGCAACAGAAGCCAATAGAGAGGGTGTGCAGGGGGCAAGTGTCTGCCGCTCTCTCAAATGACATTAATGGTGGTGAAGAATATGAATTTGACAGAGAAACAGCGGCGCTTCGCTGATGAGTATTTGATCGATTTGAACGCGACACAAGCCGCGATTCGTGCGGGGTATAGTACACAGTCGGCAAGGGAGATTGCTTCTGAAAACCTATCAAAACCTAACATTCGAGCATATATAGACCAGAGGTTGGCAGAACACTCTCGAAGAACAGGAGCGAATCAAGAAAGGATCATGCGAGAATTAGCCCGGATTGCCTTTCTCAATCCGCTGGACATCGCTAACTTTGATGACGCTACACTTCGAGAAGATGTCTCTCCGGATGATGCAGCTGCAATCGCAAGCGTGAAGGTTAAAACAATCCCTACACCGGAGGGAGTAATCGTCGAACGTGAAGTCAAATTTGCCGACAAGATCAAGGCACTTGAACTGTTAGGAAAACGTTTTGCCATGTGGACGGACAAGCAACAGATTGACGGAGCTTTGAGCGTAACTGTTATCAAAGATATCAACCGAGTTAAAGGGGTTATCGAGAATGACAGTGACAATTGATCCGCTGCAACTTTACACGAGGCACTTCTTACCGTTTTGGGTAGCTGCAGAAGAACATAATCATCTCAGGTACGTCTTAAAAGGCGGCAGGGGTTCGGCTAAGTCCACACATATCGCCATGAAACTGATCGAGGACATGATGTGCTACCCAGTAACTACTTTGGTCGTTAGAAAAGTGGCCAGGACTTTAGAGGAATCTGTTTTCGAACAGTTAAAAGAGGCCATTGAGATGATGGGCGTAAGTCAATTCTGGCGGGTGATGAAAAGCCCGCTCCAGCTCATCTACTTGCCTAGAGGAAATAAGATCATCTTTCGCGGCGCTGACGATCCGAAGAAGATTAAATCCATTAAAGTGAGCAAATTCCCCATTGCTTTTTTGTGGATAGAAGAGATGGCGGAGTTTAAGACCGAAGAAGAAGTGTCAACCATTGAAAATTCCGTATTGCGTGCCGAGTTGCCAGATGGCTTGTTCTATGCGTTTTATTACAGCTACAATCCGCCGAAGCGAAAACAGTCTTGGGTAAACAAGAAGTATGAGTCACATATGATACCGGCCAACACATTCGTTCATCATTCGACCTACCTGAATAATCCGCACATATCCAAGAAATTCATCGAAGAGGCCGAACATGTGAAGGCGATGAAACCTGACAAGTACAAGTGGGAATATCTCGGCGAGGCGATTGGTAGCGGAGTCGTGCCGTTCGAAAATCTAATCTTTAGACGAATCACGGACGATGAAGTAAAGGCGTTTGACAATATCAGGCAGGGTGTTGACTTCGGTTATGGCCCAGATCCATATTCGTTTGTCAGATGGCACTATGACAAAACAAGAAGGTGCATTTATGCGCTGGACGAGCATTATGGACAGAAAATAAGCAATCGTGAAGCAGCTAACTGGATCAAGGAAAAGGGGTACCACGCCACACAAACCACAGCGGACAGCGCGGAGCCGAAATCAATTGACGAGTTGAAAGATCATGGTATCCGGATCAAAGGCGCTAAGAAAGGGCCTGATTCCGTTCAGTATGGTGAGGAATGGCTCGATGACCTGGAAGAAATCGTGATCGATCCTACACGAACGCCAAACATAGCCCGAGAGTTTGAAAACATTGATTATGCGACCGATGCTGACGGAAATCCGAGAGCTAGGTTAGAGGATAAGGACAATCATACAATCGACGCAACAAGATACGCATTTGAAGGTGATATGAAAAAATCCGGTGTATGGTTCCCAGATGCAGGGAGGTAAGAGGACATGCATACAAAAGCCGTCATCCGATGTGGCTCTTGCGGTTACGAATATTCTTCTTTTGGATCGTCTCCTTTACGAGATGGAAAATCTTTAGATTGCCCTAGTTGCCTGCGTGAAATGGAGCATCAAATGAAATCAAAGCTTATCGCAATCATGGGTGAGCTTGACGACTTGAATCGCGATTTCCGGAAATATGCGATCGAGAGAGAAGAGCCGGTTTTTCAAGTCTCAATTGGTTTCGTTCCTGACAAAACAATGGTTGATTGGAGGTAAAGAAAATGAGAAAGAGGAAGGACAAAAGCGATTCATTTGTGCTTGTTTTACGAGCAAAAGACTACGAGGGTTGCGTAGTTCCTCAGAAGGTAACCCAAAGTTCGCAGCATGCCATTGTGATAAAAGCGAAGGAAACGCGAAAGGGTGACGTATAATGAATGGGAATCCGGTTCTCATCATCGATACCGTAGAAGAAATGGAACAAATCAAGCGCGGCAAGTTGCCTCTCGGCGTTACAGATCGGACGGTGATCATCGTTGATGACATCTCTTTTCCCGAAGAAAGCGAATGACTTTCGCCTATGGAGAAATACGACTAGGAAATGTAAGATGACTCCACGAAATTACAACTTGCCTCCTGGATACCTACGGATTAAACAAATGAGAATTCGATGGCGACTGTAACACTTTATCTTAATAAAGAATCGGCCTCCAGAATGCGTCTGGTGGCTATTTTGTTTTTATACGGGCAATCAGTCTGCCAGTGTTTGAAAATGCATGGAACTAGGCTTGTAATGCTTCAGATAGCGTGTTGACGACATGGAGTCTGTTGGATTGGGTGGGTGGGTAACTAGCCGGACCATCTAGCCATCGACTTGTTAATTTTGGCGGTCCAAAAAAAATCACTTTCCTATTGGCAGTATTTATCTGTTTTATGCAGCCTTCATGCACTGTATATACAGATATTCATTTATGCAGTCGGTGTATAAACGTTGATTTGATGCGGATATGTAATTATGCATAAAATGGATTCTATACATAATTCTTTATGTTAACTTTTATTTCGCGTAAAAACGTTGATTTCATGCGCTTTGTCGAGTTTTTGTGGTAATCATCTCAGTTTACTTATGACATATTATCGGACCCAAACAAAATGCGAACATGAATATAAATACAAAAATATGTATTATCAATTGATTTCCTGTCACTCGCCCGAATTTTCGGGTCAGGCTCACATCGACCAAAAATCTTCCTGTTTTACACCCGGGTCCACTTTCCGTACAGCTTTTAGTATCTTTTGCATTGTCTTTAAGTTTGGCGTATTGTCGTCACTTGCGCACAATCGACTGATCGTAGCTTTATTCAATTTTGATTCTGAACTAAGCCAACCTTGCGTCAGATCGTTACTGTCCAACCATTTCCCCAGGCGGGAGCGCTTTTTTCCAAGCCCAAACATGAGCTATCACCTCACGCTTATCTTGGACAAACATTCAGAAAAGTATACAAGCAGTGTTTAAAAAATGCGTAATATTGGACAACCAATGCGGCATCGCATAGTAACAAATCGATTCGTTTTCCCATTCGCTCCACCGTTCGTTTTCGTTGCGCATCAAAGGAACGACGAAACGAACAGTAGAATGCGGATGTCTCAACAGCTCGAGCCGCTTTTTATAATTCGTTTTTAGCGCAACTGTTTCTATCGAAACCACAATGAGGTGGCGCGGAAAGGAGTGGATTGAATGTGTTGTTGGAAATCGTCTCATCTGCAGTTATGGGAGGAGTTGCGCTATATGCTCAAATCAGACGATCTGGATTGACAAATGAAAGTGAAAAGCTGAACAAAATTTTCTCGTTAACCGGCCTAAACGTCAGAGACGGAGACAAAACCTATACGGCGCAGATGGTCAAAAAGATTAATTACCCTTGGGGAACTGAATATCGATACAGGATTCCGTTAGGTCGGAGCTTTGAGGATTACCACTCGAAGTTCCAGCACATTCAAGATGGACTGAACAATCGCAAGACGGTGTTGAACTTTACCCTATCTGATTTGAAGAATATTGACTTTGCCGCTCCAATTATCCCCCAGGTAAAGGCACTCATCAAAAAGAGGATCGCCAATAAAGAAGTTGAAATGGCTTTCGATGGGCTGCTCAAAATCAAGGTTTACAATCACCCGATGCCTGAGATGGTCCGCTATGAAGCTTTGTCTTACGGTGATAACTGGACAGTTCCGGTTGGTCAGATAAGAGAAGGCAATACAATCATTACGCATGACTTCGAACAAATTCCCCACATGGTTGTAGGTGGTGCCACACGGTATGGCAAAAGCAACTTTTTAGGCATGGTCATTACTACGTTGATCGTGCAGCAGCCGGATAATGTGAAGCTTACTTTGATCGATTTGAAAGGCGGAGTGGAGTTTGCAGACTACCAAGATGCAAAACAGGTGATCCGCTATGCAGAGGAACCACAGGACGCAGAAAAGGCCCTACAAGCCGTTGTTGAGGAGATGAGGGGCAAACAGTTAGCACTCAAGAAGAGTGGCGCTAGGAACGTCCAGGAAGCGCGAGAGAAGGTCAGACATTTTGTTATCGTGGATGAAGTTGGAGAATTGAATCCGGATGAGGCAGTAACAAAGGAAGAACGTGCTCTCAAGGAACGATGCCAAACCTACATGAGTCAGATTGCCAGATTAGGAGCTGGTTTGGGCTATCGTCTTATCCTGGCCACCCAATATCCTACTGGCGATGTTATCCCTCGGGCATGCAAACAAAACGCTGATGCAAAGCTGTGTTTCCGTGTTCAAACGGCTACAGCTTCCCGGGTAGTCCTCGATGAAACCGGAGCTGAAGCACTTCCCAAAATAAAGGGCCGCGCTATATACCAGACCGCCGACAAACGACAGATCGTACAGACTCCTCTAATCGATACACAGACCATCCGCAAAGCTATACAGCCGTACATCACCATCAAGCCCAGAAAGGAGCAGAACGATGCAGGCAACCTCCGTGAAACGCATAGAGAGGACAGAACAAATCCTTCACAGCCTGGACAGATTCGGTTTTTTGAGTAGATCGCACATCCAGCGGCTACACCGTCTAGGTGGCGACAGGAACGCCCAAAGGGTTCTCAAGAACATGGAAGAATATCTGCAATCCTTCCGAGAAGAGGAGTATGGCACAGTGTATTATCTCAATCGTGTTGGCCGGCAGATGATCGGATCGCAGAAAGTTGTGCGGCGTACGCTTCAAATTAAACACATCCTAATGCGAAATGACTTTTACTTTCACATTGGCTGCCCGGGTAACTGGAGAAACGAAATCAAAGTGACAGACGGTCAAACCACCCTAGTAACAGATGCACTTTTTATCAAGGATAAACGACATAACTTCCTAGAAGTCGATAACACACAAAGCATGACCGAGAACAGCGCAAAGGTTAAGCGATACAAGGAAATGTTTGATCGAGGCTTGTTTCAGAAGGAGTTTGGATACTTTCCTCATCTGCACATTGTCACGGTCTGCAAGAGCAGGGTAAAACGATTTGCGGAGCTAGTAAATGGTTTGCCAGCACAGGTTTATCTTATTAACGACATCATGTAAGGAGTGGTCAGGATGGCGAGAACAGAAGTAATCAAGTTTCGTGACTTTATGGATGGTACGTGGCAAATGCCTGAAAGGAAAAAGAAAGAGCTGAAAAAAGTCACTGACGCTTTAGTAAAGGCCGGGGCAATGATTCCTATTGCACTCACTACTGCAACTCATGCAAGTGCTGCTGAAAGTATAGCGGCTTCTGCCACTCAAGTGGTTGCCGGTACCACGCTTCAGGTTTTGGCTCATGCACTGGATCCGCTGACACAAATCCTGGTTGCCATCTCCTTGCCAGTTGCTTCAATTGTGATGATTGGTGGTTGCTTCTTCTTTATTTTTGGGCAGAGCGAGAAGGCGTGGAGTTCGATTACCAACGCTGGCTTGGGATATTTGCTTATTCAGCTCTCCCCCTTATTTATCAAGGTGTTGGAGCAGATCGGGAAGAGCATCTAGGATCGGAGCGGAAATTAGATAATTATGGAAAGTATAATATAGTTCTGTTAGACTATTTTTGAAATTATTTTAGGGAGGTTATCAAATGAGTTCATCCCGTGTTATGCGGTGGGTTTCAGGTGGTTTGGAAGCTCTGTTGGGAATACCGGTATTAGGTGGAACCATTGTTATTGGATTGTACTGGACACCACTCTTAGTAATGTTTATCCTTCATATTGTTACATTAGTTCTTTCGAAGAGAAATGACGAACCTATTCATGGACCAGTATTGGGCATAGTTACCTCTGTCGTCGGATGGATTCCAGTGGTTGGCATGATAATGCACATTCTTTCTGCAATATTCTTAATGATATCCGCAGCTAAACCAACTAAAGTTAATAGCGGACAGAATACCACGGTGCAATGAAAAAAAGACGGTAACATAGCTCCAGTTCAAAAAGTGCTGGAGCTTTTTTATGCCTATAGGCAAGAGAAAACAAAAAAGCCACCACTCGGCGGCTGTTCAAAATTTATATATCTGACTCATCCTAATTGTTGGCTAGATGTTCTTTCCATTGTGCAATGAACCCTCCCAATTGTTCTGACGTGGCATTTTCAACTATGATTTTTAGGTTTTCTACCAGGTCATGAGGTATTTCTTCTTGTTCGTTTTGGAGCTTATTGAACTCTTGCAGCATACGCCATCCCTCCTGTGGATCCTTTTGATGAATTGCTTTATGCCAAGCTAGAGCTGCATAATCAAATTCGATGCGTCCATCTGTTACCGCACGAATACCTTCCAAAATGACTTTAGCGCAAATGTCTCCTTCGCTCTCCATCTTAGTCAATTGAGTAAACATCTCGAGTTTTTTCATTTTCCATTCCACCCTTACATTTATTATCGATCCTTATCAAGCAGTTCCCTTTCGTGCAGTTCCCTAACCACTTCTGAAAGATCAGCTATTGCCGATTCTTTCGAATATAGAGCGTCAGTAGATAGACTGGAGATCACTCCGAGAATTTCCGTTTTGATTGTCGATATATAGTAAGCATGCTGGATATCAAATTGCGGTTTAGACAGTTGTTTCATTTTGTAGTCTCCTCCCATTACCGATTTGTCGAACTTGCTTGTGCTTCCGAATCCTTCCCGAAGAACACATGATTAAACGAAATTCTATAGAGTTTTAACAATACACATGCGGAGTGTAACGGGAGGATCGCGGGATTATCTTCCCATTTCTCCAGCTGTTCTTTTGGAATGGCTGTTAGTTTTGATACTTCACGAATGCTTAAATCAGCATTTTCTCTTGCATCCCTCAACGAAATTTTATTCCCCATCGACATACACCCTCTCCCGTTGATTAATTCCTACGATGCTTCCGTCTTCCACGGAGGCATGAATGCATTATTTGCCCTTTCTTGCGATCTGCTTTAGGATGGATATTTTCTCTGCTGTCGTCATAAGCTGCCAAATCCCACACCGGATCATCATATCTCAATCTCCTTTCATTCATTAATTTACTGAATCTGAAAGGGTTGAATCCGTTTCAGTGTATTAAAAGTTCATCTCGATGAATTTATTGTATATCCTTCCAATATGTAAAGTCAACCAAAAAAGTACATTAATGAGAATTTTTGTTTTACCCAAGGGTATTTTTTGGTATATAATGCTGAAAGAAAACTATTCGGCGCAATTGCCACTTGGGAGGGCTATACGGTGGGTTTCAGTTATAAACCATTATGGAAGTTGTTAATTGACAAAGGCATGAAAAAGAAGGACCTCAGAGAATTGGTGGGTCTCCATCCTGCGACTATCGCTAAAATGGGCAAGGATGAGTACGTCACTATGGAAGTTCTGTCCAAGCTCTGCGAATATTTTAATTGTCGTATTGAAGATATCATTGAATATGTACCAGCGGATCGTTAAGGAAAGATGACCTAACGGATCGAGAGGTCATCAATGACCGGATTGACTGGAGGGGATCGCGATTTGCGAGGTCCTTAAAAACGGGATAGCTATTTTTAGGTGTTGTTAAAGGTGTTTACAACAATGTTGTAAATTTGTTGTAAGAAATCGGTCCACTTGCGGAAAGAGGAGTGTAAGAGGGTACAAACGGAGCGTAAGAAACCGCGAGTTAATAACATTTCTGTTCATTACAACAGATTACAGTAAAATGAGGTATTAACCCGCATACGGGGCATGTGGAAGTGACAGTGAGACTTGATAGAAAAGATACAGTCAAGTAAACTGTACCTAATTTGAGGGGAGAGGGTGGGAAAAATAATAGTGAATCTTAATCTTTCCGCCCTCGAATACTTCAATTTTGTGGATAAGTCTTTGCAGAACCTGCTTCATCACTTGTTCATCGTCAATATCAAGATTGGTGAAGCGTTCTACTTCTTTCCTAAAGGCTTGTAGCTGTTCGTTGAGGTCTTTCTTGGCATCTAGCGATGATTGTAATTCAGCTTTCTTGTTTGCCAGTTCTTGTTGTTGTTGAGTAATACGCTCATTTTGTTGTTTGAATTGCTCTGTAAAGATAGCCCCCTTGAGGTGAAGAACCAATAGTCTGTCAAAGCGTTTGTCAAGTTGGGCTAACTCTCTGTCAAGTCGCTTTAGTTCTTTTGTGGTAGAGGATTGTAATGCCTTCGCTTTTTCCTCGGCTAATCCGTAAAGATGCTCTATCTTTACCCTGTCCTTTATCAACGCTTTTAGGTCATTCTTTACGGTCTGTAACAGGGCTTGTTCCTCAATAATATGGGAGGAACAGTAGGAGGATGTAAACTTCACATAGCCGCCGCATACATACGCCCCATTACGTCTATCAGGTTTGAAGTGCATACCGCTTCCGCAATCAGGGCATTTCACGATATAGGAAAACAGGCTTTCCTTGCCGTTGCTTTTATGCTTGCCTTTCTTTTTCATGAGTTCCTGAACAGCGTTATAATCATCATCTGAGACGATAGCAGGGTGGGCGTTCTCAATGACAATGTGCTTGTCATTTTTAACCTCTCTTCTTATCTTGTAGAGTTCAGACTCGGCTAGAGTCCCTGTAGTTTCTTCCCGATGGAATACGAGTTTGCCTGTATAAACAGGATTGTTATGGATACCTTTGATAGAGTTTTGATGCCATTTTGTTCCTGCATTAGCCGCCCCTGTTGTGGCTCTTGGTGTAGGAATACCTCTTTGCATGAAGAGGTTACAGATTTTAAACATCCCCCTACCCTCATGCAAATACAGCCTGAAAATTTCTCTGACGATGGAAGCGGCTGTCTCATCAATCTCTAGCTTTCTAGTTACAGGATTTACTGCGTATCCGTAAGGTGGTAAGGATACTCTACGTTTCCCTTGTTTAGTACTAGAGCGTAAGCCTAGTTTAATCCGTTCAGAAAGTTTGGCGTTTTCTTCCTCAGCTAATATAGCTTTTAGATTGAACATAAACCTGCTGTTACTCGTTTCAGTGTCATAGTTATCTTCAGGCAAGATTAGACGAACAGGTATTCTTTCGAGTTGGTCAGCCATTTCCATACTATTTCGTGGATTACGCCCCAGACGTGAAACGGACTTTGCGATAATCACATCAAACTTCTTCTTTTTAGCGTCCTCTACCAACTGTAAAATCTCTGAACGGTTTCTCATACCTGCACCGCTTATTCCATCGTCAATGTACCGCCCAACTACTGTAAAGCCCTGTTCTCTAGCTAGACTTTCAGCTAGGGCAATTTGATTTTGTAGACTGTTCTGTTGTTCTTCTCTTCTCGTACTTACACGAGCATAGATAGCACACTTCATTATTTCGCCACTCCTTCCGTGTTAGAAGAAATGACATTTGCTCTATCTTCATCGTACTGACTGGCGGAAATACTGTCAAATTGGCTACTCAGAATTGAAGATAATATGTCCTCATGGTTGGCTGTTCCTATGAATGTATGTGTTACGTCCCCCTCTCGGACTAACCATCGTTGCAAGGTGGGGTATAGTTGCGGAAAAGATCGACATAATCTAGAAATGACTGTTTTGATACCTATAGTTGGGATAAAATGGCGGCTTGGTATGAAAGAACATATGACAATAAAGGCTCTTCATGCTTACATCAAACAAAAGGACTTCCGTCCAGAACATAGACAAGCCTATTTCTTTAAGATTGTAGAAGAGGGGGGGGGGACTTTCAGAGATAATTCGTAAGGATTTACGTATGGATGAAAGTCAAAATATTAAGGGTACTATTGAAGAAGAATTTTATGATGTTCTGTATTACACTATTGCTTTGGCTAATCTGTATGATATTGACTTAGAACAATATCAATATCTTAAGGATGAAATTAATCTTAAGAAGTATGGTTCTGTCAGTACCCAAAGCTAAACCAGTTGTCATTCCCCCACCCCTTCGGGGTGGGTCAAGTATTCTTATGGTTCGCTTCGCTTCGCTCACGGGGCTGTCGCCCTGATTTTTGAATTAGTAATTTATTGATGGGGAAACGCAGGTGGATTAGGGACACTCTACTCCCCCCACAAAGGGGGAGAGTAAAAAGGAACAGGTGGATTGAGGGTTCCTTACATGATATCTGACGCTCTCAGGTACTGGTTTACAGCGTGTGTGCGTATACACATCTTTATCATGACTCCCTTGCCTTACGGCAACCGTGACGGGCTACAAATAGTAGAATCTGAGGATGAAGCACAACTTCAATAATAAATACCTGTCCATCTAACGGGGCAAACACCTACTTGTGAACGCAGGGGCAATTTTTAACGTGTTCTTCTGCGACCACGGGTTATACTACATTTGAAGTTTTCTCCATACGAGCAATCGTTACAATAAGCAAATTAGTTTCGCTGTTTGCCCCCACCAACTAAAGTGGGGGCTTTTCGTTCAGGCGAGAATACGACCAATTCTACTGAGAGGTAGGAAAGAGAGAAACAACATCAAATCCCTTTTCACGTAGAACATCAATCAGGTGTGCTTCTTCCACCGTATAAGGATATTTACCGAGTCCTCGCTCATTGTATGGGATTCTTTGAACTATAGTTGACCGGATTTGACCCATTGATAAACAGAGTCTTCAGTTACGAACCCACCACGATTGGAAGCCGACAGCTTCCGGGCGATAGTTGCCAAAGTATAATTAGCCACGTTGTATACCTCCAATTCGATTTTGCCGTTTTCGTGCGTAGTTCATGATCTCGTCTGGTTCGAGCCGCCATAGACTCCCTACCTTTAACGCCAAGAGTTCGTTTTCGTGAATCTTGCGGTAAAGCGTTCGTGGCGACAGGTTCAGGAAGTATGCGGCTTCTTCCAGAGTCAGCAGTCTGTCACTCTTAATGACCATGTTCTTCTCACCCCCTCGTATTACATGATAAGGAGGAGATGTCTTGCTTTAACATGAGCATGGTAACTATGTCGTAAATAGACCTACAGGAGCCGCACGAATCTGTAAAAAACGTGAGAAAGCGAAAGTAACTTTTTCATGCTTTGGAATGGTGGTAACTGGCTATTTTATGAGTAAAGATGAGAAGGGAGATTCGGGAATTAGGTTATAAAATTGCACCTATTATGTGTGGGACAACCAAATGGGCGAAAATTTTCACGGAGCAGATAGCGGTAAACTCGGAAAGAGTGAATAAAAACGAATCGCCAGGCAGTGGATGGGGTGTATATAATAAGTAGGTAATAGGTTCTTGCAATAACTGTCTCATACAAAAATTACAATTACTTACAATTTCTCATTAATTTGGATAATATTGATTTCAATTGGTTAATGAATATGGTGGGGGTATAGAATGTCAAATGTTAAAGCACTTGTCGTGGGTGTAAGTAATTATTATATCGGAGCAACTAATCTTCCTTTTTGTATGAATGATGTTGTTGAAATGAAGCAAGCCTTACAATCCGGAATGAAATTAGAAAATGATGACATTTTCATATTAGGGGAACTAGGGGATGTTAAAACAGACGATTTCATAAGTGCCCTATCGGATATTACAAACTCAACGGGAATAAATGACTATTTATTATTCTATTTTTCAGGACATGGTACAAAAATAGATAATCAGCACTTCCTTGTTTTTAGTGATGGTATTATAAGCACGCAGGAAATAATAGAATACTTCGAGAGATCTTCTGTTAAAGGCAAGGTAGTATTTTTGGATTGTTGCTATTCAGGTCATTTTTCTATTAGTGGAACATCCACATTTAGTATTGAGGAAACCGTTGACGATTTTGCAGGGAGGGGTTATGCAGTATTTTCTTCAAGTAACTCAGCCCAAGTGTCATATGGGCATCCTGATAAACCAATTAGTGTGTTCACTAGTTTTTTATGCGATGCACTTAAAGATAAACATATTATCAAGCAAGGTAGAGTTTCTTTATATGATATACAAAAACTTGTTAGACTCTATTTAGAGGTATGGAATCTAAGGAATCCAGATAGACAACAACACCCTATCTTTAGAGCAAACATGGGCGGAACTGTATATTTTGAGGTACAAGATTATGCGCCATTCTATACCTCTAGAATATATGGAGAGTATGACAAATACATAATTTACAATGTCGAACCCCTTCACGTTGGTATGACAAAAAGATATGCCGTTAAAGCGATTATGAAAGAACCACTTTCCCTTGAAGAAATAGGGATGGTTTCTTTAGAAATAACTCATAAGGTAAAAACAGCGGAGGTTTATGATAATGCAATTGCTCAAAACCGACTTTCGGGTAAATTAGCCAATATTATTTGGGTTTATTTCGGACGTGATGAAAGTGATATTGTAAAAAATAATTATGTTTGCAATACAACTTGGGTTGATGATACTCAAGATAAAAAATGGTGGTATAGAATAGATAATAAGGACACTTTTATACTAAATGGAATCCATTTTAAAATTTTCTCGTATTATGATTCGTTAAGGAATTTCAATCAAGAAAACACAGGTAGTAAGGACGATGTTATATCAAAAACAAAAGATATATTAGCAACTGTGGTAACTCTTGCGGAAAAAGTAATCCATTATTTTAACGAACATAAAAATGGGATATTAACAGAGGAAGCCCTTGTACAAGAAATAGAGAGTCTAATTCCTGAAGTAAATGAGTATTTTTTCAAAAGTCATAATCTAGATATTCCACCAGATGAGATTCGTGATTGGAGTCAAGCGTGCGTAGTGCTAATTGGGACAATCTATGATTTTACTCTGTTTTATAATAAAAAGTATCTGTCACAGAGAACACCAGAAAACCGAAGAGCGTGTATGGAAATGACAATTAAGCAATATTACTCGGATTTAGAGAAAGTTCGAAAACTAGAAGAGAAACTTTAGGTGTTTTTGGGATGTATCGTTTTGCTTTTGGGCTCTTTACATGCAAAATCATGTAAACTTCCGTGGGAGGACGCACCTTTAGTAATTAGGTTAGTTTCACTAAATATAAGAGAATCAAATTCTGAATACTAGTAACTTATTGGGAAGGAGCAACATAAGTGACAGTGGGACCATTTGCAACTTCAGCAGTTTTTCAAAAGTGTAATAATATATCTCATAATGCAAGAGAAATATACAAAAATTATATTACAAATGAAGTTATGCGAGAACTTAAGCCAACTCAACATTTGATTCTAAGGATGATCTATAATTCTGAAACTACTTCAAGTAGTATATCTTTTATGACTTCATGGTTACATATAATCCAAGCATTATCTTTATTAAGAGTTCGTCAAGAGCAATGTATTGTTAGTTCCTATCTTTTAAATGAAGAACCTGAAAAAGGATTGTACCCGTTCGTGGCACATGTTTCTGTTTCTAAATACATTAATATGAGGGATGCTTTAAAAGAGGATGAGATAAAAGAAAATTTAGAACAAAGGTATTTAGATGAATTACCCAAACTAAGAGATGAAGCAATCTATTCCAATCAGCAACTCAATCCAGATTTCGATGCCAACTCTGAAAAATTTGAAAGAAAATGGACAAAATTAGATTTACTTTCAATGTGCAAAAGAAGGGATGAACTGGCTAAAATCAGCGGTAAAGGTTTTCTAAAATTAACTCTTCAAGCTAGCTATGTTTCTCTTTATAGAAATGCAAGTCATCTTATTCATGCTGACTGTGTGGCTGTTTCGGATATTTTTTTAAGTCTTGTGCCAATTGGTCCTGATGGTCAAAAAATGCTTATGGGAAAACCATCTTGGGCTCCTACTATTATGTTATTCAATACTTTATTTGATATTATTCAGTATGCGGAAACATTAATATGGTTGGGTTTTGACGTATGTGAAGAATACGAGTGTCTATTTAAAGAGTGGAAAAATGTAAGAAATGAAGTACTAGAAGACTAACATTTAAATACAGTTTTCTTTGTGATGAAGTTTAAAGATGCCGCTTGTTTTAATAGAATAATAAAAAGTATTGAGCAAATGTCATTCCGTCGTTTAAGACTTGTACCACAGAAAAGGGGTACTTTTTTATGAAGAAGCTACTTGAGATTTTTTTTGATAGTCAATTTATATTTCCATACATGCATTTGGAAGATGTTCGTGAACAACATTCACACTACAGAAATTCAAATATTTATATGGTTATGTTAGCAAGAAAGTATCAAATATCAGATGCACAGTGTATCAATCAACAACTAGTTGTCAACTATAAATGCTTAGAGATAAACGAGAGTTATAGAATATCGAATATTATACTATTGCCTTTCGATGTTCCAAATGGTTCCATTGAGATTAATATTAGTGATTATGGAACTGCAATTGAAATAGGGCTTACTAATTACGGGATCGAATTTATTAAGGAAAATCACGTTGATTTCTTTAACGGGTCGGACATAAATGCCAAAAAGAAGATATCTATATATGATCTAATAAGTATGTCGAATCAAAATGAGGAAACAAGCGAGGAGTATAAAATTTTGTATATTGGACAATCTCTCGATACTGGTGAGGGTAGAAATATCTTTGATAGATTGAGCAGTCACGAGAAGATTTTAAAGATATATAGAGATTATAATATGAAGTACAGAGATAAAGAGTTGGTAATATTTTTGCTTCATGCAAAGTCTAAGTTACATACAGTTATGACCCCAGATTCAATGACCACCATTTCTTTGGGGAACTCCTATTGGCAAACTACTGATGAATTGGGAGAGAAAATAACAGATGCTACAGTGGTTAATGTGATTGAAGCCATGTTAATTTATCATTTTAAACCCCAATATAATATTAAATTAAAAAATTCTATACCTAATCTTGATTTAAAAACATACTCCGAATTAAAAAATGCAGGTGTTCATCAGATAGACGTGGGATTGAATCTTTATTTCGAACGATCAAAAACATGTATAAATTTACTTACTGATATAATTAGCGTGTATTCCAAATTAAGAATTCTACATTGTTATCTTGAAAATTTATATGATAAAAAAGATGCATCCGAGATTGAAGTGGAGGATATTGACGATGAATTATATCGGCTAATTAATTTGTAA